TCGGTGGGCTGGTAAGCCTGGCATGGCGGCAGCGCCGGCGCGATGGTCCACCAGACCTTGTCCACGTTGCTCCAGCCGGACTCATTGGACAAAGCCGTGAAGTCGATCTTCACGTGCCAGGAGACGTTATCCGACGAGCCGCCGGACAGGCTCCAGTTGTTAGAGGTAAAGTACAGGCGGCTGCTCGAGTTGTTGTCGGTCTGGTAGAAGCGGACGAAGTTGCCGTCCGCTCCCGGCGCGGCGGTGATAACCAGGTCGCTGCCGGATACGGTTGCGGTCAGTGCCGGCGTGCTGTTGGCGGGCCAGTTGACGGCGTTGATCTGGTTTGCGATGGGCTGAAGAATCGATGCCGCGGTGGTCTGCGTCAGCGTGTCGGAGGCCGATCCGTCGGAACTGGAAACCGCGACCGGCCCACCAATGCCGGGCTTCAGTGTGATGAAGATCTCGTTGCCGTAGGCGCCGCCGGTTGTGGCGGTGCAGTTCGGATCCGAGGCGTTGATCTGGGCGGCGATGTTGCCCGCGATGCCCGCGCTGCTGAGTGAGTCTTCCAGGCACGAGTATGTAACCGAGCCAATCTTGACCCAGTGGTTGTAAGCGGCGTTGCCCTGCCACCACATGGCTTGATCCGTGGTCGGGTGCGAAGCGGAAATCGCCGGACTGACGAAGGACTGGTTCTGATACCAGAGCGTGACCTTGTCGCCGGGCTGCGGGTTGTTGAGGTTGAGCGTGTAGGTGGCCGAGGCGCCGGTGCGGCCGGTGGTGTTGCAGGTGATCGTGATGCCGGGCGTGCCGATCCACGGTACACGCGCGCCGACGCCATTGACGGAGTAGTCGAGCGTGTTCCAATCGGTCCAGGCGTTCTTGATCGACTCCCAGGACTGGATGCCTTCCCAGGTGACATCGAATTCGAGAACGAGTCCGGTGAGATCGCCATCGGGAAGGTAGGAGAAAAGCGGATGTCCGAACGGATCGTCCTTCTGGAACAGGACCAGCACGGCGAAATCGGCCATGTCGCGGAAGACGCCGGAGACCGTGAAGCCCGTGTCCGACGCGCCCCAGAGCGCGGCCGCCGCGCCGTAGTCATCGGAGCCCTGGAGATGGAGGGTGCGGTGGGGTTGAAGCTTGCAGATCTGATCCATTTACGAATAAATGAACACCGACAGATCCGCACCGGGGAAAGTGCTCCCAACGGCGGTAATGCCGATCGAGACCGCCGTATTCGCCGGAATCTGCGTCAACGCGCTGATCTGTGACGGCGTCGCGACCACCGCAGTCTGGCCGGCGGGAATCGTGAGGGTCAGCCAGGCCGTGCTGCCGACGTAGATTGTGAACGTGATCCCGGAACCGGTCGGCGCAGATTGCACATAGGCCTTCACATCGCCGACAGTGACGGGGCGATTCAGATATAAAGGTTGCGCGGCGTTCGATTCGATGCCTAGCGTGCCCTGCATCTGGAAAACGAGGCCCGCGACCTTCGACAAGCCCTCCTCGCCGAAGACCCAATCCTCGCGGATCGGTGCGTCCCCGTCGGGGGATTCGTTGCCGTTCACGTCGACGGTGAATCCGGCGATCACCAGCGTCTCGTCAACGAAATTGCCGGTGGGCATGTTGATGGTCGTGGTCGCGAGCGGGTCGGCGTTATCGAATGAAGTGGTGTCGCAGGAGTAGGGCCAGGTCGGCTCCTCGATGATCCATACGTCGCCAGGATTGATGACCATGGGGAGATCCCAGGTGATGCTGGTCGCGGTGTTCGCGATGATCTTCCGCGGCGGGGTGCCGCGCGAGACACCCTGAATCACCCGGATCAGATTGCCGACCTCCGCGCCGGGTGTCATGCCGTTGGGATAGACGTTATTCCGGCAGCCGGAATCGGTGATCGAGGTCGGATTCGCCGAGTTCGACGCATCAGCGGTGAAGCGCAGAACAAAGCAGTCGCCCTCCTGGACAATGCCATTGGGATCGGGGGTGACGCCGATGGCGCCGGTGTTCTGATCCCACGACGTCACCTTTGCGCTGAAGAACGGCGTGGCGCCTTCCGGCCTGCCGATGATAGAAAGAATGCGGCCGACCGGCGTCCAGTTCGGATTCGTGGATGGCGGCGCGCCTTTCAGCGCTCCTGTGACCAGTGTGCCCGCGGAGACGCTGTCGATGGTTCCGCCGAGCACACCGCCATGAATCTCATGCTTGGCCTTGAGTCGCAGCTTTTTCACATAGGGTGACGGCAGCGCGTAGGTTGAGCGTTGCAACGGTCCCGCGAAAGTGATGGAGCCGGGTGTGTACGTAGCGCCATCGCCGGTGGGCGTGAGCGCGCCGTTTTGCTGGGCGCAGATTAAATCGTCTTGCGCGGCCGCGAAAACAACGTAGCTCTGCAGTCCAGCCACAGCGGGCCAGACGATATCGTTCAGCGTGATCGAGTATGTGGAGCCGCCGGTCGGGAGCGGAACGATCGCGATCGCCATAGGCGCCGAAGGCAGGCCGTTCGCATCGAGCGCGCAGAGCGTGAGGCGAATGGTCGTCCCGCCGGCGAGCGACCCACCGCTATTATTCAGCACGATGTTGCCAGCCACAGGCGCGCCGACGCCGGGGCTGAACGCGTTCGCCGGAAGCTTGCCGGTGACGAGCAGATTCGCCAGCACGCTGCCGTCGGCCAACTGCGCATAGGATTGATTCGTGTCGAAGGTCCACTCGCCCGGAAACAGCGCGTCATCCGAGCGCGCCTGAATCTGATACGGCGCCCATGCGGGGCCGAGCGGAATCGGATAGAAGATCCCAGGCATCGGAGCGGGCGCTAAGTCGAGCGGTTTCGGCCCGACGTCCAGGTCGTACATGGAGGCGGTCACCGTGCGCCCGGTTATGGTGACGCTCCAATCTCTGTGCAGCTTCCAAGACTGGATGCGGAAATCGGCGGTGATGAACTGGAAGGTCGCGTTCGCGGCATCGGCCGGCGCGGGCGACACGACGAAGCCGGTGACCGTCTGGTAGTCCGGCGTCGTGAAGATCTGCGTGACGGTGCATTGGACGCCCCCACCATTAACAAAGATCAGCACCTCTTTATTGATGATGAATTTGTCGAGCGGATCGCCGGTCAAGTTGCCGCACTGGCCGGCGGTGACCGAGCACGTGCCTTTCATGCAGGGCACATCGGGGTGCGTGATCGAAACGACCTGGCCGACCTCGTTGTTGAGCCCGAGCAGCGTGGTCCTCCACGTCGCCACACGTGCGTTGCGCCACTCAGCGGGATTGATGCCGCCGATCTCTTCGCGCACGCGCGTGGCCGCCAGTCGCAATGCTTGCGAAATTGTCGCGCATCCCACCAGGTGCTGCCGCGCGGTGAGCGGTGCGCCAGCACGACCGAAGTATGCTGCGTGACTTTTGTCCTGATACTCGGCGGTGTTCGCCTGATACTGATACGCCTGGTCTGCGAAATCGACAATCAGATGTTCGAATGCGGCCTCGATGGGTTCCAGTCGCAGACTCTGGAACAACATATTGCCGATGGTGTAGGCATCCGTAGCCGATGCATTGATCCGGCAGCCGAGCTTCAGCTTCCCGAATTCCCAGGTAAAGTAGCCGAGACCGCACGCCAGAATCTCGGTGAGCCAGTCGCGGAAGGGTTTTTGCTGTGCGAGGACGCCCTGGAAGCGGAACTGCTTCTCGTTGCCGCCGCCCACGATCGGCATTACCAGCGTGTCGGCGATCTCGGCCGCGCCGCTGCCATCGCCCACCACCAGCGACGAAAGAACGAACTGACTCAACTGCGTCGCCGAATCCGCATTCTGCAGACCGAGCGCGCGCAGCAGGCAGTTCACGGCGATCCAGAAGGGATTCGTCAGGCCGGTGATGGCGGTGCGGTTGCCGTTCTGATCCCAGGTCCAGCCGGTAAGGCCAAGCGAAATGGGGACCTGCATCTGATGCTGATCCGTAGTGGTCGGCTGGATGCCCGGCTGATCCGTTCGCCGGATCTCGACGAACGCGGTACCTGCGGCCGTCTGCGGCCCCCAAACCTGGGGCGTGCCCTGCCCCAAGGAGAAGGAGTCCGCCTGAGGATCGTTTCCGGCAACTTCACGCAGACCCATGGTGGGGTCATTCGTGATCACGTTAAGCGAGCCGTCCACCTTGAAACCATGCGGAGGCTGCCCATCGAGCATTGGCGCGACAATGTAGCGGTAGCCGTCCGCGTTGACCGCTACCTGCATGCCGGTATAAGCGCCGATCGGGCCCGCGCCCACGATGCCGAGCGCATCGTAGAAATCGCTTTCATCGCGGCCCGCGGCGATCATGCACTGCGCCCAGAGCGCCTTCGTCGGGTCGCCATCGTCGTTCGCCCAGATCTCCTGAAGCGCGTTGCCCCAGATGGAATCCGAGATGATCGACGTCGCCGTCACCGTATTGCGGCCGAAGCCCCACAGGCCGGTCGAGTTGTCCTTGATACTGACGCCCTGGGGCATCGCCGGATGGCCGCCGAAGTATGGCGTCATGCCGTGCGCCTGGCAGCCATTGGCCGAATCGAAATAGTAGTCGCAGGAGTTCGGGTCGCCGCCCGAGCCGTGCGCGGCGTAGGGACAGTTGACGCCGTCGTTGAACGTCTTCCAGCAGGTGCGCGAGATGACCCGGGTTGGGTACATCTGCGTAATCTGATAGAGGCCATCGCTGCATTGCACGGTGAACTGCGGGCTGCCATCCGCGATGAAGCTAATAATAAAACCAGACCACAATTGCAGCAGGATGCCGGAGTTGGCGTGGAACAGAGACAGGTCGATCTGGGCATACTTCAGGTCGGTGTCATTGGCGAGCTGCGTCATCACGCGGTCAGCGTTGCCGAAGGTGAAGCGCACGTTATCTGCCGCGCCGCTGATGTCCTGCGTGATCAACACGTCCGATCCCGGCTCGCCGATGCCTAGCAGCCGAGGCAGATAGAGCTGGCCGCCGACGGTGACGCGGCGGTCCGACAGATAGATGTCCGGCACGGCCTGCTCACGCACACGGATGTGGACGAGCGGGATAATCTGCTGGACCTGGGAGAGTAGCGCCGTCTGAAGCGCGGATGAAGGGAAGCGCAAACAGGTGGAGGCAACAGCGTAGGATGGAGCCTGAACCGGATCAGGAACTTCAACGAAGTTGAAACCGGTTTGAGCCGCGTTGGTGAGGTATTGGATGGTGAGCGGCGCGTACTCCCAGGTAACTTTCGTGGGCGTGGTGGTCTGATCGGGATTGGGGACGTTATAGGTGAACGACTTCCACGCGCCCTGCAATCCTTCCCAGAAAGAGACCAGTGACGCCCGGTCGCTCATGCTCAAGTGCTGGCGGCGGAATGCGAACTTGCGCGGGCCAATGCCGACGGCATAGCGCTGCTCGGCCTTGGCGTCGAGTTCGCCGAACTGATGGACGACGACAGGGCGATCCTGGGTGAAGCCGTAGCCGAAATCGCTTGTTAACGGGAAGGTCAGGCCCGAGTCGGCGAGCGTGGGCACAGGAATGCGGCCGATGGTGTCGGGCATGGAGGCTGGTCAGGCTACTTCGATCAGTTCGATTTGCGGCACATCCGTGCGAAGCAGGCCAGTGGTTTGGGTCCAGTTGCCGCGGAACACGACCGTGTACCGGCCCTGCGTGGAGTTACCGGTGGGATCGTAGGCGCCCTCGGCGAGGTTGTAGAAAAGGAATGGAACGACGCCGCCCTGCTGGCCGTCCCAGAACGCCTTGAGCGCGGCCGCACTGGTTGCGTTCAGCCGCTGCGAGAGCTTGAACGTGCGGCGCGAGGACCCTGCTAACTGCGACCGCTCCGTGGTACCGTCGTGATACTGTGCTTGCAGTTGAGCGTACTCGCGGGATTCGGAGAACGCAGTGCAAAGTGCATACGGCATAACGCCGCTCGGATCCGCGATATGAATGGGGCCGGGCAAGGCGAATTCTGAGTTGACGAGATAAAGACTTCTCAGTGGGTGCGGGTGTAAGCCCGACTACGTCGATTGGCCCGAATCTGTGCTTGATGAGCGGGTCGGCCCACTAGAACACAGCCAGGCAGTCAGCCCAATAATGGGCACGACCGATTCGTTGGCGGTCAATTTCCCGCAACCGAAAGGAAGACGCCATTCGCGCCCTGGAATCCGCTCACGCTGGTCTGTATTGGCTGGTCTCCGGCACCAACGCTGGGGATCTGCACGTTCAATTGATAAAGCCCGGAGGATACCAGCCCTGCCCATTGCACCTCTGCTTCGACTCCGCCAATCATTACCGTCGCCGGGACATTGAGAAGAGCCGGTTGGGAGATCAACTGGGACGTGGGCAACCCTGGGTTGGTCGGGCCGAAGCCTGTCCCGTAGATTTCAATCACCTCACCTGGAATTGCAGGCCGGGATGACGGCCCTGCGGGACCAACCAACGTCCCATCAAGATGAACCGCTGCAGCGTAAGTGGTCGTCCCCGATTGGTATGTGAAAAATGCCGGTGAGCGCTTCTGCTTGAGAACGGTTCCTGAATAGCTGGGCCCCTGCGGTGTCGTTACCTGCACCTGAACTTGCCCGATCGTATCGTCGTCCGGAGCAATGGCGTTGATCTGCGTGGGGCTGATGTACTCCACGTACGCCGGCTTGCCGTTGATCGTTACCGAGACGCCATCAAGCGATGTCGGAAGATTGTTGCCCGAAAAATCCGATGAGGTCCAGGAGCGCGACGAATTCGCGAAGCCGGTCCCGAGGATCGAAACGAAGCCGGCGGATGCGATTGCCGGATGAAAGCTCGCCGCATTCACGACGGAGTTAACGTGGAACGCAGGCAACGGTAGCGGCGTCTGCCGTTGCAGCAGGATGCCGTCGAAGGGTGCGAGCGTCATCTGAGGAGCGGGAGAGCCATCATTGTAGAGCGCCGCTGACGTTACATATATAGCGTCAGCGATTAGTGCGCCTGGGCCGCCGCTGTGAACCCGAACGAAGGGCGCACCCGCCGAGGTAAGGTTCAGACCAGTCGCAATCGTGTGCCATCCATCGCCGGTAGCCGCGGCGGTTTGATCCAGGGACGCGGAAAAGACGACGCTGCCATTCGAGACGACTTCGTAGACGGCGTTCTTCGTCCATGTGCTGGCTTTCGGCGCCGCGGGCAGCCACACTTGAAGGGTATAACTTCCGTCGGCGGGAATGTGGAGATCCCAGGTGGCGGCGCCGCTGGAGTCGTCCATCTCGTGGACGCCAGCTTGCCACGCGTGGTAATAGGGGCCGTTGGCCAACTGGCTACCGGGTCCCGTAGGCGGAAAGCCACTGGCGAAGCCGCTGTCCATGGTGAGGGCGGACCAGTTACCTGTTGTCTGAAAACCAGCGCCGGCGTCGTCGACAATGTACTGATACCTAGGGGCCTGGGTGCCGGAGAAGCGCTTCAGGCCGGATTCGAGATTGACAGTCTGAGGCGATGCGGTGCCGTTCAGCAAGACCACTCCGTTGCTGAAGTCGCGGCGGAACAGATCCGTGGTTTGGGACAAAGACATCTGGACGCCGTCGAGCCATACCGAGCCGGCGGCGTCCCCGGCCCAGAATTCCAGGCGCGCGTCGTTGGCGGTAGCGGAAGCTGTAACGCTAGCGGTGTAGAAGCTCCAACTCGGGCCGAGCGCAACCGAAGTGTACAGGCCGTAGTTCGGGTAATTGGGCGCGCCGCCTTGCAGGTTGATGGTCATGTTTCTCGGTGAATCGCTGCGAGCCCAGAACTGGATCTGATACGTGTTGCCTTTCACAATGGGAAGGTTGTCCTGCTCGATCGAAACCAGCCAAGGATTTGTCGCAGTGGCGCTGACGGTCATTCGAACCGACGAGTCGCCCTCCGCCGCGATCGAGGTGTCGACCGCAAACGTGGCTTTCCCGCCGCCGCTGACGATCGTGGTCCACGGTGCGATGGTCGCCGATTCGAAGCCGGGGTTCGCGAGGAGATTAGGAGGCGCGAGACCTTGCGCGCCGATCCGCGTCGCGGATCCGAGCGGATAGCCGAGATTGAAGTCGTACTCGTCGTACCACCAGTTCACGGGCGTGCTGGTATCGCCAAAGTCGTAAACCGAGAAGCCGTCCTGCATGAGGGCGGTCGCGAGCCCGAAGCGCATGTTGGGGTAGAAACTCTGTGCAAACGCTTGCAGGGCAGGCGTCGTAGTGTTGAGCGCCGCGAAACCGTACCCGTATGCCACCTGGAATGGCGGCGAGGATTGCAGCAGCGCAACACTCGGCAACTGGCCCTGCGTGAACCACGCATTCCACGTCTGCCACATCGTGCCGAAGCTCTCGACGCCTTCGCGAACTTTAACGGGGTCGCCATTCATGCTCTCACCGCTAAAGGCAGCTAACGTCGCGGCTTGCGGAGGACGGTTGCCCAGATGACCTGTCACGACGCCATACGGGACGAGTTTACGAAACGACGCAATCAGGCGGTAGACGCCGGCCGACCATGCCGCGTCGAGCCAGGCCGGATCATCCGGCTGGCCGTCGTTATTGGCGTCGATTTGGATTGGGTTGCCGGCATAGTCAGTCTTCTTCCAGGAAATCGATGTGCTGAAATTGTCGAAGAAAATGCCGTCATAGGCGAGCCCGGATTGGAGAAGCACCTGATAGGCGTAGTTCGCCAGGAAATCGGCGACGTCGGGGTTTGTCATGTTCAGCATGTAGTCGCCCGGTGTGTACCAGTTGGGGATGCGCTTTCCGGTGGTGTCGTGCAAATAATACGCGTCAGGAACATTCGGCGGCGTGTTCGCGTTGACGGTTTCCATCGCGTTCACATTAGGGAGGATGAGGACATTCGGGTTCGCGGCGCGAGCCGCCTGGGCCTCTTGAAGCGAAAACGCGGGGCACAAATAGAGCTGGATTTTTGGCGCCTGAGTGGGCCTAGAGCCGGCGATGTAGGACCCCCACCAGATGCTTCCGATACGGGGAAATGCGCCGGAAGGGCTGGCGGCGGCGCGGTACTGCAAGGACGTCACGGAGTTCGGATCGGAATCGCAGCGAAGGTAAATGTTATTAACAACAGCGGAATTGGGCGAAAGGCCTTGAACCGTTCCTTTGTGAGTCGTGGAGGCAGCTCCGGAATCGAAGGCCTGCATCGCAGCAAAAGCCGCCGCGCTCCCGATGGAGTACCGACATAGAGCAGGCTGGGAGGTATTAAACGAAAGGACTACGCTGGTGCTCCCCGGCGCGAGGAGGTTGCTGCCCGGAACTATATTCGTAATCGCGTTAGTTTGCGCATAGGCCGAGGCCGCTATTAGAAGGAGGGATGCGAGCCGCATGGCTAGGTGAATGACATAATACATCACGCATGTATTACCGTGAGCGCACTTGGGCGACTATCTGGGGACGACGCACCTGAGCGATTCGCAATCGGCGTCGGGCCACTCGGCCGTTTAACACGCAACCCTGATCGGGGCCGAAGGTCGCGCCGTTAAGCTATCACCAAGCCTGGCTGCTGGATCACTGCCGAGTTTTGTAGCCGCCCGTTACTTCCCGCCGCGGCGTTGGACCACTGGGCCTGCACGAACTCTGGCGTCACGACCTGGCCGGCGACGAACTGTGCGGCGCCCTGACCCTGCACGTTAACTTGGAGCATCATCGGTCCTGGACTCGGATACGCGCCAGCCGCATAGCCACCCAGTACAGGCAGATTGCTCTGGAACGCGTACGGCATGCCGTTCACATAGGTCGCCTGCTGGTACAGCCGACCGCCCATCTCGGCGAGGCTGGCCGACTGCGGCGTTGTGGCCGACAGCGGCATCTTTTGCCCGGTGGCTTCCGAGTAGAGCATCAGCATTTTCCGCACATCCGGATCGCGCACCGCGATGCTCACGTGGCCGGCGTACTTCTGCTGCGCGATTCCGGCGATCTGCTTCGCCATCGAGTTGTCGATGTTGATCGAGTAAAGCTGCTTCACTAGGCGCTTGGCCTCGTTCTCCGGCGACTCGACGCCGAACAGCTTCTCGCCCAACCCTGCGAGGAAACCCGCGCCCGCGCCGATCGCCGCGCCCAGCGGGCCGCCAATCTGCTCGCCAATGAGCGCGCCGCCGGCGGTGCTCTGCGCGATCCCGCCCCACGTGCCGCGGCTCCCACCAAACAGACCGTTCATCGCCAGCATCATGCCGGCAGCTCCGGCGGCGGGCGACTTCGCCACAGCCTGAACGCCGCCCCAGAAATTGCTGTCGGACGCATCCCATGCCTGCTGGTTCCAGACGGTTCCCTTCAGGCTCGACAGCATCTTCGAAAAGCCGTCCTTGGTGAACAGGCTATAGATGCCAGAAGTTCCTCCCGGCGCGTTCGCGCCCATGATCGCCTGCAACGGATGCTGGCTGAGGGCGGACAGGACAGGGGGCGCGGCCATCGGATTCGCTGCGCCAGAAACGCCACCCGCAGGCGCGGCAACCGAGACCGGTGGCGCAATGCTGCCTGGGATTCCGGCTGGGGCTGATATCGCGGGCGCGCCCATCCCCACGACCGATGCCATCACCGCCGTCAGGGACGCGATGGCAGCCGAGTTCTGCGCCGTCACGGCAGTGTTCATGTCGGTCGCGGCCTTCATAGGGTCCTGCTTCCCGCCGCCGAAAATCCCTCGGAAGATGCCCGCGATCCCGCCTTGGCCGTCGGAACCGTATATAAGAGGATGGATCGCGCTCGCGACCAGCCCGCCGAGTCCTTCCGTGATCGGCTTCAGCACGGCCTCTTTCACCGTGCTGCCGAGCTGCTTGCCGAAGTCCTGCGGTTTCGTGAATAGCGTGTGGAACAGGCCCGCGGCTTTGTTCTGGATTTCGTCCATCTCGCGCTTCTGAAGCTCCAGGAGCTTTACGACGCGATCCTGGTGCGCGTCGTCAATCTGCCGCTGCAATTCGCCTTCGGCTTTCAGACCCTCGATCTTGAGCCGGTTGAGCTCCGCCTCGCGCTGTCGTTGCTCCTCGGGCGTGCCGTCCGGCAGTTTCCGCGCCTCGATGGTCTCCTGGACAATCCGAGTAACGGCCTGATCGTGCTGCGTCCGCGCCGCCGCGATGCGCATTTGTTCGATTTCCGAATCATGCGCTCCAAGCAGCTCGGCCATCTTGATCTTCCGTTGCATCGCGTCCTGTGCACCGCGTTGCTGCTCGGCGGCAACGGCGTCGCCGAACCGGCGCGCGTTGTCGTAGTTGGCGCGGGCGGTCTTGGACTCTTCATCCCGCTGCTGTTTGGCGAGGCCGATCAACTCGACCCGTTTCTTCGTCTCTGCATCGAGAGCCGCCAGCGCGAAGTTCTTCGCTGCCTCGATCTGCGCGCGCTGAATCTCACCCTCGGTGGCGTTCATTTCCCGCAGTTCGCGCACATGCTGGGCGGCAGCGTCGAACTGTTTCCGCGCGAGCGCCATCGCGGAGTCGTACTCGGCAGTGATATCCGCCTCGCCGAACGCCGCGCCGCTTGCCTTCCGATTCGCCTGGACGATCGCGTAGTTCGATCGAATGCCGGCTTCGGCCAGGGAAGTGTTCGCGCCGAACATGGCGGCGGAGGTCTTTCGCTGCTCTTCTGCTTTGAATCGAGAGATCTCTGCATCGCGGATCTGGCCGGCGAGCTTCGCGTTGACAGCGTTGAGTTCGCCCTCTTCCTTCAGATGCCGCAAGCGTTCCTGGTAAGCGGCGTTGATGCGGGCGAGGCCATTCAACTCGCCTTCCTGGGCGCGGCTCACCTGCTGGCGCAACTCCTCCGTAACGCTGGTTGATTTCGTAATCTCCTTGATCCGGTCCTCCTGAGCGGTGAGCCCGGTGTTCTTCTTTTCTAGGCTGTAGCTCTGGGTCAGGAGGTCGATCTCCCGCTCCAGCGCACGCAGAGTCTCAAGACGCGTGCCTTGATCCGCCAGCATATTCTCGAATCGAAGTCCAGGCGGCAGCTTCCCGCGGCCCGTCATGGGGCCCATCATGGCGGCGCGGATGTCGTCATAGCTCACGCCCTCATAACCCTTGCCCTGCTGGTAGGCTTCGGCCATCTCGGCCTGGCGGATCATTGTCACCACTTGCGCGCGGTACTGTTCGAGCACCCTGGTGGGATCGCCTCCGCTGGAGGTGGCTTTGTACAGATCGCCGATCAGTCCGCCGTATCCCGACTTCCCCTGGATGAGCTTCACAATGTCGTCAGTCCCCGCCTGGCCCAGGATACTGGCAAACACGCCCGGTGCATTCTTAACCGTCACTTCGGCGAAGGAGCGCAGCGCCTTGTCCATCTTCTCGGAAAGATGATCGGCCGCTACGGCCGCCTCGTCAATCGCGAGCTTCAGGTTGTTCTGGGGCCGGTGCTCCAGCTTTGCGATGGAGTTTTCGAGTCGATCATTCGCAACACGCAGCTCGTCGTTGGCCGTCTTGGTTGCGCCAGTAAGGCGCGCAAACTCGGCCGCGACCCGTTCCGGCTCTTCCCGGATTTCGCGCAACTTCTTGGCGACCTCGTATGCAGCGATGCCCAGAGCCGCCACCCCCGCCACGGTTCCGCCAATCGCCAAGGCAGTACCACGAAGCCGCATCAACTCGTTTGCCGCTTCCGCGATTGCGAATTTGGTGCGGCCCTCCATCAGGTCTTTCACTCCGAAGAAGGCATACCGCGCGCTGAATCCTGTGCCACCGCCGCCTGCATTTTGTTCAACGGCGATCATCTTCTCGTAGGCCGCGCGAACGCGGTCAACCATCTGTTGCTCGTCGCCGAGCTTTTTGATTAATCGTTCGCGCTCCGCAACCAGGCGTTCCACGCCGGTTTTTCCGTAGGCGGCGGCCTGCTTTTCGATGGACTGGGTAAGGCGCTCCATCGAGTTGCGCGAGCGGTCGTTGAGCTTGATGAGCATTTCGCTCATCCGCTCAAGCGACTTCTGCATGCGCTCGCCCGCGCCGGCCGTGCCCTTCTCCCATCCCTCAACAGCCTGATTGGCCTGCTTGATGGCCGAGAGGACAGAGCGCGGGTCGATTTCGAGGACGATGGATTCCTGGTCGGGCACTTATGCCGCCCTCCCCACGCGAATGGCACGCGCTTGCCGAAGCACGGCCAGGACTGCCGCGTTGAGAGCCTGCCGGTCTGTGGGCGACACGCCGAACTGCTTCTCGCGGAGGTTGTTCACATGCGCGACCCGGTCCGCATTCGGATCGACGAAGCCGATGACGGCCCGGTTCTCGCTGGCGCTCTTCACCTTGAGCGAGCGCATCGTGCGGCCGGTCCAGAACCAGTCGCGGATCGGCTGGAGGCCGCGAGCCCTCTTGTAGTCGGGATACCCGCGCCGGCCGTTGCGCCCGGGCTTGAGCGCCTTCGCCGGAGCATCGTTGACATTCAGGCCCTTGCCGATCCGCCCGGCGATGGAATCACGGAGGGTGTTGGCGATGGACAGCATGTCCTCGGAGCTGAACGGGCCCAGCACGAAGCGGGCGCGCGTAATCTTAGCCGTGAACGCCATTGCGTTGTTTCTCCATCTGCTCCCGCTGCCAACGGTCGCGCTCCTCCTTGAGGATCTGAAGGCCGCGGACCTCTTCGGCGGTCACATCACTCCAGGGGATGCTGAAGTGCGCCGCGTCGAACTCCAGCTCGAGCACTCGCTCGAACAGCCGCCCGGATGACGATCCATCCCGTAGATCGTCCAGATCATGGAGGCGGCACTCCGGGCACCGAAGGACGGAGAACGCGGATGCGCCGCAGCAGGGGCATGCGCCAGGCGCGGACGTGTCATCCGCGCGCCACGACCGATGGCATCGCGCGCATTCCACCTCATCCGACCTTGGGCAGCCGGCAGGGCCATCCTTCCCCCCATCGCATAGATCAACCGATCGCAGCGACCAGTAGATCAGCGCACGAAGAGGCACAGGCCGGGGCGCATCCCCCGGCGTCAGGAGTTTGGGTCAAGCGCTGGATCGAGATCGTCGATAGCCTGCACCAGCTCAACGACCACGGCGGATTTGTGGTGCGGCGGCACGTCGGCCGGCTTAAACGACGCAGCGTAACCTTCGATCTTGCTCACCACCGAATCGTAAAGTTCCACCGCGGGCTCGATGCGGTACCTCAGCTCTTCCTGTCCGTGGGGCAGATCAGTCGAGGAAACCACACTGCGCCGGTACACAGTGATATCGCGCTGCGTCGGAATCTTCACTGTGTGGACAGTCTCCCCGAATGGAGTCTTCAGCGTGACGCGGTACTCGTCGCCGGCGCGCTCGCAGTCCGTCACTTCGCAATAGGTCAGCTTCGAAATCGCGTTGCCCGCTTCGTACTCATCGAACTCGGCGCCGTCTTTGTCGAGCCGGATCCTGTTGAACAGATCGAGATCGGCCTTCGGATTCGGCACGAACTCCGTCTGCGACTTCCGCCGGCCGATGGTGCGCCGGATGGACTTCTGCTGATCGAGCCGCTCCAGCATCTCGTCGTTGGTGGGCAGCCGCAGGTGCGCGGTCTTGGGCGGATTGGGCACGCGGATGGTGATGCCGTCGGCGGGAATGGTCCCGTACATTATGCTCTCCTCTCTTATTGCGCGATGCCGGCCACGCCGCAGAGCGTGGTCACCGACATCACGGTATTCTGCGAGTTGCTGTACTGCGGCGCGCCGGTCACGGTCACCGCCACGATGCCATCCGCCTCGGCATTCTCCGCCACCTGGAACGCCATCTGCGGGAAGGTGAACGTCACCGAGTTGCCGGCGTCGTGCTGGACAGTCAACGTCGCCGTGCCGGTGGTCTGGTTGACCAGCGTGTTGTACTCGGGCGATCCGGCCAGCAGCCGCGCCGTGAACTGGAACGACGGCACGCGCGCGCCAATCTCCATGCGGCCACGCACCTGAAGTCCGTTCTGCAATCCGGAGCCGGGATAGAAGCCGGCGGTCAGCAGCAAATTGTTCTTCCAGCCGACCGACCCGGACAGAATGCGCCTGGTCGCCACGTAATCGACGCCGTTCACCGACAACGACATCGATGCGGCCAGCATGTTGTTCTCGGCGGTGAGCGCGGGTACGGTGACGCCGCTTGGTGTGGTCACGAGGCCCGAGCCGACCCAGTTCACCGTCATCTTCGACGAAGCGCGGCCAGGGCCATAGTTGAACTGGTAGGTAAAATCCTCGATGGCGCAGCCTATATAAAGGTTGTCGATAGCGCTGCCGCCGCCCTCGGCCACCTGCTCGACCAGCGAAAAGTAGGGCAGCTCGAGCGTGACGCCCGGATTGATGGGCGTGATGGTGTAGGTGTACGGCGCGGCCGAGCCGGTCTGCGCGATGTTCCCGAGCGCATAGGCGCACGCCCAGGTGACAAATTCCGCGCTGGCGTACTTTTCGATGCGGTTGGCGACTTCGTAGTGCGAGGGGAACGTTTGCGTGATGAACTCATGCCCCTTGCCGATTTCGGCGGCGTCGTTCTCGAAGACCGGCTTGGGCGTAGTGAGAGCCATGTCGAGCTTCTTGAATCTCATGAATGTCGTCGCGGCGGTCGAGATATTGGCCTGCTTACCTTTGCCGAGGCCGAGAACTAACTGTTGTACTCTCGCGGGCATTTGATTACTCCTTCACTTGGATGTAGCCGAGGCCCATCAACGGAACCATGGCGGCGGGAGTGGCATCCACGTCTTTGGTGTCGCCAGTCAATGGATGTCGCAACCTCACTTTGCCTGGTGGGGGCGGCGAAACGGGCACAACTGGCGCGGAGGATTGCGCCTCCATTTTTTCGATGGCCGCCGCCACGTCGGCTAATTCCTGCTTCAGGTCTGGCATGGCTTAGTTATCTCCGATCTCCGGGATGACGAACACGCCCTTGAAGCGATCGATCAGATCTTCGTCGAGTTCGTGATCGATGCTGGGCGTGTCCATGATGTCGAGTCCCGGGTAAAGCTGGATCTGGCGGATGTTGGGCCCGCTGCCGCCGGGCGGGCGGTTGCAGGTGATCCACCACAGGTCTTCGTAGCCGACCGGCTCGGCCACGCCCGCCGCGTTGCCCATCCGGTAGTAAATGCCCCAGCGGTGCTTCCAGATGGTCTGGCCATCGAAGTTGCCGCCGCGTGTGCCTTCCCAGACGACGAGCATCGAGGGCGCGGGCATCTTGTAGACGGCCTCGGCCAGCCGGTGCTCCTGGCCGAGGCGGTAGTGGAACGCCGTGATGCGGCCCTCCATGGCGGCGTTCAGCTCGGGGATCGAAAGCAGCACTTCGGCGATCGCGTCGGTGATCGGAGCCGGGTTCAGCATCTACACGACTCTGAGTTTCAACATCGCGCCACCCTGCGGATCCACATCCACCTCAACCACGGTGTAGACAACGCCGTTGATCGTGATGGTGTCGCCGTGACGCGGCGGAGGGTTGATATTGGCGAAGCGCACAAACAACCGCACGACGGACGTGCCCTGGACGCTCCCCGGCGCGTAATCCTCGGCCATCGCCGGATGCTGGACGATGCCGGTGATCTGCTGATCGCCGGAACCGTCCTGCGGAGTGAACGTCACGGGTATGCCGAAGGTCGCCAGGCACGTGGCGTCCAACGTGTTGATCAGATCGGGCCAGGCCACAGAGTTACCCTGCCGGATAGGTCCACGAAGGATTCGTCCAGTACGATACGATCAGGCCTTCGCCCGCGACCGCCGCGTCGATCCAGTAATCGGCGAGGTCTAACGAATCCGTGTCCGTGCCGGACCACACTTCGTAGGAATCATCGATGCCGCCGGCCTGATTGGGCCACAGCTCTTTGATCACTCCAGCGAACGTGCTCTTGTTCATGCCCGCCGTGCCGAAGTACATCTTGCCCGTGAGCCCTGCGATCACCTGCACACGGATGCGGCAACAGGGCGTGCGAGCCGCGGCGAGTCGCACGGGCGTTCCCGGCGTGGGCACGTTGACGCGGCCGAGTGATACGGGAGTCATAACCACGCCAGCACGTCGAACTTCTTCCCGCTGGTGACGGTTACTACGACGTTGGTTGCGGTGTGCGTGCCGTACGCGACCGTGCCGCCGTCGGTCGGGATGCAGATCACGCCGGACGGCACGGCGCCCAGACCGTGCGCGATGCTCTGACTCGCGCCGGTGCCCGTCTGCTGGCTCGCAAAGAACAGCTTCGCCTTCGAGAGATACACGCCCTTGAGATTCGGCAACGGCCCGGCGCTCTGAAACTCAGGAGCGTTAACGGGCGTTTTTTCGATTTTGACTGCCATCACGTCTTTCCTTAACGGCGCACAACGGACTGACGCCTGTGCGCTTTGTCCTTTCCCGGTTTCGCCGGTTCCTGTTTGGGGAACTTTGCGAGCGCCAACTCCAGCTCCGCCCGCGTTCCGATCCTCCGCTGCTCATACATCTGGCGGGCGCGCGCCATCTGGAACTTGTCAGTCGGATCGGGGGCGGGATACTCATCGGCAGCGTTAGGCGGCGTGAACCCGCCGGCCATCGGGCGCAGCACAAACAGTGGCGGCACGCCGTCCCGGATCAACTGCGGCCATCGGAGTCTGCGGAGGAACATCGCTACACCGCCGAGATCACGTTGTTGAAGAAGAAGCCGCAGTCCCTCGAGACCACGCGCATGTCAACGGCCATGTCGACCTCGACGCGGTCCGAAGCCAGGTGTTCCATGCGGAAGGTCTTGATGCGCACACCAGCACCTCCGGTCGACCCAATCAGGCCGGTCCAGTTAAAGGTGTATCCGGCGCTCGGCTGCATCAGGCCGGCGTTCTTCGGGCGGTAGAACAGCGCGGCGGAAAGTCCTCCGATAAAGGAGTTGGACTCGGTCGCGCCTTCGGCCGCGGTGTTGTAGACGGCATCCATCACCAGGACTTCTTCAAGCTCTAAGATCTCCGCGATGATGCGCCGCGTGGCCATCGCGGGATTGGGCGCGGTCTGGCCGTACTTGGTGCGATCAATGAAATCAGGGTGATCGACCAGCTTGTCGAACACCGCGCGGCTGAAGACGCCGATGTTCGGCGCGAAGCCGCCGGAGTTGAGGCGCATCTGGGTTTTGGCGTGACGGATGTCAGTAATCGGGCTCGCCGTGGCGTAGTCCCAGTAGACGACGTGCGTCGAGTCGGCGGTCGCCTGGCCGGCCACTTCGCCGGTCCATACGCCGCTCTTGAAAAAATTCTGCGCCCACAGATTCTCGCGGCGGATGAGCGCCTTCTGCGTCAGAAAGAGGGTCGCGTCGCGGTCGGGCGCGAGCGGCGAATCGCTGTTGGCGCGGATCTGATCGTCCACATCCTTGTGAAGCGCCCAGACGTCGCAGGTGTACGTGCCCGTCGAATCGAGCCCGTAGCCCGAGCCGGCGGACTCGGTCGCGAGCGCGCGCTTCTGCATCTCATCGCGGTTGAAGTCGGCGCGCTTGTAGGTGTAGTAGAGGTCGCTTTTGTTCTCGA